ATCACGCAAACTATCGCTATCGGTGGGTCAACGACACGCCGGGCAACGTCTCGCAGCTTACAGCCCGTGAATGGGAGCTGGTGCCAAGCGAGGAAATCGGCGGGCAGGAAGTCGCCCGTCACGCAGGCACCGACCCGAAGGGGAAGGGAATGCAGACCGTGCTGATGCGCAAGTTCAGGCCGTGGTTCGAAGAAGACGCCGCCGCTGCGCTGACGCTGCACAAGAAGAACATGGCCGACATGATGCGCGGCGCGAGCGACGTCCAGCGCGCTCCTGACTCCGATGGGCATGAATACGCTCTCAAAACCAACCGTGTCGAAGACGTGGCAAGCCGCCCTGTGCGCAACCCGGACTTCGGATAACCCCCTCAATCAAGGACAATTCAAATGCCTAACGTCAACTCGGCGTTTGGCTTGCGCCCCGTGCGAAATCTTGGTGGGGCGCCGTACAACGGCGCTTGCAACACCTACGTCGCACTCGCAAGCTACGCCACAAACATGTTCATCGGTGACCCGGTTGTGGTCACGGGAACGTCCGTAGCCGGCACGTCCGGCGGTTCCTACCAGGTCGTCAACGTGGCCACGGCAGGCGCAACGAACCAGATCACCGGCGTCATCGTGGGCTTTGGTCCGACGCCTTCCATCGTGCAGAACGGTTACGGCCTCGCCTCCACGCTTCGTGAGGTCTACGTTGCTGATGATCCGACGCTCCTGTTCGAAATCCAGGAAGACAGCGTTGGCGGCGACATTGCTCTGGTATCGGCCGGCCTGAATGCCAACCTCGTTTCGGGCACGGGTTCGACTGCTACCAAGAAGTCCGGCTGGATGCTGGATTCTTCGACGGTGGCGGCTGACGCGACGTTCCAACTCACGGTTCGCCGTGCGATTGACCGTCCCGACAACGTCACGCCCGACACGAACGCCAAGTTCCTCGTGTCCATCAACCTCCATACCAATCGGTATGGCGCAGTAGCGGGGCTGTAAACCATGACGGTGATCACACGTTCCGCCCACCCGTCAGCGCTCTGGCCTGGCGTAAAGGCATTTTTCGGGAAGACCTACAAGGAAATCCCGATGCAGTGCGACATGATCTTCACCGAGGAAAGCTCGGAGAAGGCATACGAAGAAATCGTCGAATCCACCTCGTTCGGCTATGCGTCGATCAAGAAGGAAGGTCAGGCGATTGCCTACGACTCGGATTCCGAAGGCTACAAGAACCGTGCAACGCACGCGGTCTACGGCCTCGGGTTCATCGTGACGCGCGAGGAAAAGGAAGACAACCAGTATGAAGCCAAGGGCAAGTCCCGTGCGCGTTCGCTGGCCTATTCCATGCGCCAGACCAAGGAAGTGATCCACGCCGGCATCTTCAACACGGCGTTCAGCACGACCTACGGCGACGGCGCGGCGCTTTGCTCGACGGCTCACCCGACGCTGGCGGGCAACAAGGCCAACAAGCTGGCCGTGGATGCAGAACTTTCGGAAGCGGCGTTGGAAGACGCCCAGATCGAACTGTTCCTGTTCACGAACAGCCGTGGCCTGCGCATCAACGTCAGCCCGAAGCGGCTGATCGTTCCTCCGCAGCTCTCGTTTGTCGCAAAGCGCCTCCTGTCGTCTGACAAGCAGCCCGGCACGGCAAACAACGACATCAACGCCACGAAGGCCATGGGCCTGATCAGCGAAGATTTCGTCAACTACCGTTACCTGACCAGCCCAACTGCGTGGTTCCTGCAAACGGATGTGCCGCAAGGCTTCACCCGCTACCAGCGGCGCGCGATGGAGCTTCAGCAGGACAACGACTTCGACACCGAGAACGCCAAGGCCAAGGCGACCGAGCGCTATGTTGCGACGGTCAACGACTGGCGTGCGGTCTGGGGTTCGGACGGCGCTGCCTGATGGCTCAGGATTTCACCGGCAATGATTATCTCAGCGGACAGCCCTACGGGATCTGTGACCGCTGCGGTGAAAAGCACCGGCTGAAATCGCTGCGCAAGGAATGGACTAACCTCAAAGTGTGCGGGCCGTGCTTCGACCCACGGCCCGCGCAACTCGACCCGCCGCAGATCGATCCGAACGAAGGCAAGCCGCTGCCCGACAGCAGGCCCCAAGTCCTGATGGAAGCGACGGATGAACAAGCAGATTGGGACCCGGCGTCAGGTAGATCATGAGCATTACGTGGACCCTCACCGCAGGCGGTCTCGTCATCGAGGCGGCGCAGCGCATCCAGATGCTCGGACAGGGCCAGAACTTGTCTGCGCACCAGCTTGCGCGGGGCCTCGCGCATCTGAACGCGCTTCTGAAGCTGCTCCAGACGCAAGGCCCGAGCCAGTGGCGGCGCGCGAGCCAGACCGTTGACCTTGTGCAGGCGCAGGCGAGCTACACGCTGAGCCCGAGGCCGGACAGGGTAAGGGATGCGTTCTACCAGGAAGAAAACGGCCGCGAGCTGATCATGGGCCGCTGGAATTATGACGATTACGAAATGCTGCCCACGAAGACGCAGCAAGGCAGGCCGGTGGTCTACACGATTGACCGCCAGCGGGCGAACACGTCGATTGTGGTGTGGCCCACGCCGGACGCGACTTCGGCGGCGCGCACGATCCGGGTCAGCTATGACCGCGTGATGGAAGACGTGACGGACAGCGCGGGCGAGATTGATGTGCCGCAGGAATGGCTGGACACGGTAGCAGATACCGTAGGCGGACGGCTTGCGGTGGATTTCCGCATCGAGAACCCGAGCGCGCAGGAAGTGAAGCAGAGGGCGCGGGCATCGCTTGCCGAGTTGCTTGGCTCTGACCGCGAAGAATCAATCACCTTTGTTCTAGGAGGCCCCAGATGAGCAAGAAACAGGACACCGCAAAGCCGACGCCGGCACAACTGAAGCTGCTTCGCCGCGCTGTGCGTGAGAAGCTGGGCATCGATACGGCGCTGGCGAAGAAGAAAAAGCCGGTGCTGACCGATCCTGACGAGGAAATGGCGTCCAAGGGCAAGGTGGCGCGCAAGGGCTATGCATCGTCCGTGAGCGGCAATGCCTGATGTGAAATGCCTTCCCGCAAGTCTGGCACATGCGGCCGATCTTGCGGGCCGGTTGTCTCAGTCTGACCGCGAAGAAGTGAGGCAGACCAGCGGCTCTGATCCGGCGCACTCGCTGATGGCCGGTGTGGAGATGTCGCGGATGCGGACTGCCTTGGTGCAGGACAACCGTACGCTGGCGATCTGGGGCTTCATGGACGGCGCCGAGGGCGGTGTGCCATGGCTCTTGTCGGCTGAGCCTTCGGAATACTCGTTCAAAGCCAAGCGAAAGCTGCTCCAAGGGTGCCGCAGGGACATAGACCGGGCACTGAAGAAATGGCCGAAACTGAGCAATCGGATGCTTGCCACGAACGTTCACCATCTCCGGCTTTTGGAAAAGCTGGGGTTCCAGATGCGCCCTGACGGCGGGAAATTTGTCCCTTTTGAAATGAGGCGTAGCGATGTGTGATCCGATTATTGGCGCGGCAGTGATCGGGGCCGGGGCAAGCCTTTTTGGCGCGTCCCAGATGTCCAACGCGGCAAACAGCGGGACGGCGGCCCAGACGCAGGCCAACAACCAGGCCATCGCGTTCCAGCGTGAACAGCGTGACATTGCCCAGCAGCAGCTCGCCCCCTATCAAGCGCGCGGCAATGCAGCGTTCGCGCTCATGGCGCCGCACCTTGGCATGGGCGGCGGCGCACCTTCGGCGGCAAACGGACTGGCCCCGCCATCTACCGGCCTCGGCACGAGCCGCGCGGACCAGATGCAGGCGTATTTCCAACAGAACAAGCCTGCGATTGAGGCGTTCTACCGCCAGAACGGCAAGACGTTCGACCGCATGGGCCGGGACTGGATGGCCGCGACGGAGCATTATTTCAACACCGAGGGCTGGAAGAAGGGCGACCGGCTACCGACACCCGGCGCTCCTGCTACGGGCGGGCCTGCCGTACCCGGAACAACCGGAATCGGCGGCGGGGCGATGATGCCGGGCGGTGACGGCCAGCAGATGGCACAGGGCGGCGGCGATATGGCGGAGTACCAGACGCCGGGTCAGGCTCAGGAAGAAGCGTGGAACAAGTACCGGACGGAGACGACGTTCGGGAAGATCGGTGATTTCTACGCGGACAAGGCGGGCAAGGAGTTTGTGGATCTCGCAGGCTCGCAAGGCTCGACGCTCAGCGGGCGTACGGCGCGCGGCATGGCGGAAGTCGCCAATGAAGCCGCGATGGGCAACTTCAATTCGTACATGGGCTATCTCGGCGGCATCAGTGACCAAGGCTATGGCGCAACGACGGGCATTGCCTCTGCCGGACAGAACTTCGCCAACAATGCGAGCCAATTGACACAGGCGAGCGGCGCAGCAGCGGCACAAGGCAAGCTCAACTCTGCCAGCGCATGGCAAAGCGGGCTGTCTGACGTGGCGGGCTGGGGCGGCTGGGCTGCGGGGCAGCTCTACAAGCCGCAGAACAAAGCCGCGTAA